GTCAAGGACGACGCGGAGTTGAGGAAAAGATTTTCACTCTTCACTGAAGTTATGCGGAAAGCCCGCGGACCTGAATTCACGAACGAAGTTATCGCTTTAATTTCTCAGGCCAGGACCGGCTTCTCTTCTGAGGGTGGAAGTTTCGAGTCTATAGACCGGGATTCACCAAATCTTTTGTGGATGGACCGAGTACCATCGGAACAACAGATTTTCATGTCTTCTAAAACTAAGTTGAAGAGGAGTGAGATTAGCGAGTTCTTACCAGTTGAGTCTGTGAAACAACCTGCTATTTTAAGTGCGAGAGATCCCAGAGCTAAAGGTATTGACCCAGTTGCTAATGCAATTAAGCGTACTTTAGCTCCAACGCCTATCCGAGTTCCGGAGGACGAGATTCTTCTGATTCGCGAAGCGTTGCTGAATAGCCTCAGAGTGAACTTGGCTTTCCCAATAGGAAAGAGAGAGTTGACTTTTGAGGAAGGTTGCGCAGGAGTACCGGCTAAGCTGAGTTCAATTAGAATTCAGACTTCACCGGGGTATCCGTTGGTGCATTCAGCACGTAAGAAGGGTAAGACCGATTTCGTGTGGTTCGACAAGGATGGCGCTTTAGGGTACTCAGAGCAGTTCCGCGGGATGGTGATGATGAGACTTAGCGAGATGGCTACATATGAAGGAGGCTATATAGACCATAGGTTTATTGGCTACTTGAAGGATGAGACCGTCAAGCCAAAAAAAATTGACGCCGTCGCGACCCGATTGACTTATGCTAATTCCATGATAAGTGGGGTAGCATTCCGGATGAAGTTTGGTTCTGTTTTAGCGGCCTTTAATTCTGTCGAAAGTAATATTTCGGCAGCGATCGGTTTTAACGTACAGTCCCATGATATGCAAGTTTTGCTCGACTACATTAAGGAGGTTGGCACGAACTATTACGACGGAGATTATGCGGAGTTTGATATTCGGCACCAGAAACAATTTCAGGATGCCGCCTATTGGATCTTAGGACCTTTGCATGGATTGTGGAGCGACTCAAAATGAAGTGTCATATATGATAGATCATGAGAGCCAGTCTCCTCTCCAGATATCTGATGTTCTCTTCACTACGGTTGCTAATAACTGCAGTGGTGGATTTTGGACTACCATTTTGAATTGTTTAGTAAATGAACTATACTTTAGATGGTGTTTCTTGCAAGAGCATCCTAATCTGATCTTTGATGACCATGTCAGGCTTAAGGTTCTGGGTGATGATAACGTCAGCTCATTTTCAAATGCTGGGATTATAACCCCTGCGCGATTGAAAGTTTTGATGTCTAGGATCGGTCAAGACTTTACACCTGCTGACAAGGAAGGCGTGATGGGTGAGTCTTTCAAGACCCTTGAGGAGTTGTCTTTCTTAGGGTGTACACCGCGGATTGTAGGAGGTTTATACTCCGGCGCGATGCGAAAGAGTACGCTCTGGGAAGCCTTACATTGGACTAGAGATGGAAACATCTCTTTAGACCAGACAGTGAGGCAGATGATAGACATGGCGTCTCAGTGGGACGAGGAATTTTTCCTGTATTTCGTTGATCAGCTTAAGTTAGCTTACAAGAAAGCTGGTAGGCAGTGGATTTCGTGCCCTAGCTATAAAGAGATTTCTAAAGCACAAAGTTGTAGAAACGTGTGCAAAGAGAAGATTTTTGTCTCTGAAGGCGCTGTCAACCCTCTTGAGGGAGGAGAGAAATCCGTACCAGG